ATTGTAGTAGATCTTTGACACCTTTGAACTCATCTCTTATTACTTTCTTGAGATTATCGCTTACATTTAGATTATCTAAGTTTATTTCAACAGGACTATCATTACTATCTGATACAATCGCTTCATTTACCACATGTTCAATGGCAGTATCACACTCTGGGTGCAATGCCATGTCACGATATCTTTTTATTACGTCAAATTCTGTTCTGAATACACCTTCAATATCAACATACTGACCATAAAAACCAGACGTTAGAAAATAATCAGCCCCGTCCTCGTTATTTGGAGGGACTGGACTGATTATACCTTTCTTTTTCTTCTCATTAGGATCCTCAATAGAGAATCCAAACAGTTTTGCCATAATATTCCTACTTGTTTTTTATCTATTATACCACAGAATCAGAGTTTCCGCCATCATATGCTTCCCACCATTGGACTTGGAGGGTGACTTGGAACTCTTCTACTGTATCTGCAGTGTCATAAGACAATTCTATAGGACTCACAAGTGATGGCCAACAACCATGCATCTTGTATCTACGTAGGACTGGTAGTGTAGCACCACTTTGATCTCCACGAGTGTTTAGATCTGTTGATGCACGACCTAACTGATTGACTACCCAATCTGCAAAGTAGTCAGTTGGGGTGATAGTACCTGAACCATCAGATACTTTGATAATAAAGTTTGCCCATCTTTCAAATGCTTCTCTAAGTTTGAAATCACCGTCGTTGATAACTGTGATTGTCCATGGGTCGAATCTTCTGTCACCTGCTACCTTGAGTTGTCTACCTCTGAATGGCACGATAACTTCTTGGATGTTAGATGCTGGTAACTGTGCTCCCTTGATCATCATACGATGAGTCGTGTTGTCAATCTCTTCGTCAAATATTCCGACTCCTGAAGGGAAGTCCATCTCAACCTCAAAGAGGTTAGGACGAGCACCACCACTTACAAGTCTCGACTTGAATGAATCAATTGATCTTTCGTTATTGGGAACCGAAAAAATGTTTCTGTTTAATGCCATAATTGTGTGGGTCTCCTATTACACAGTTCCTACAACTTCACTGAAGGAAACTCCAGTTCTTGTAGCAACAAAAGTAAGACCAATGAAGTTGATTGATCTTGCGGGCTTGACGAATACGTCGGCAAGAAATTCATTACGATCAATAACATCTGGTGTGTTATTTGTTTCATCACATATGAGTAAGAAGTCTGTGATACCTCTCTTTGCTTGAACATCCCTTAGGAATGGTTCAACTATGTTGATGAAGTTTGATCTTGTACCTGCATCGTTGAGTTCAAATAAAACTGACTTAGCAGCGTTCTCAATCGCCTTTTCAATAGTGATGAACAATCTTCTTACGTTGATTCTGTCGAAAGCAGATTCAAATGAGAGTCCTGTTTTGTCACCGAATAGTACGATACCATCACCAGGTCTTGATGTGATTGGGTTGATTCTATTTGCATAGAGTTGATCCCTTGCATCTTGACCAGGATTGAATGCTAACTTGACAGCAAAGTTCAATCCACCTCTAGTGTTACCTGCAGGTGAGAACCATGGGAAGAAATCCCTATCTGTTCTTACCATGCAACCTGCTACGTCAGCAGAACATGGCATGTAAACAAATTTCTTATTGAATCTGTCATACACATACTGGAATCCTGAGTCGAATACCACGTATGAGGATGATGTAAGAGGTGCAAAGAATGATAGAACGTTAGACAACTGAGTTGCTGAGTCTGTGACATTTACCACAGAACCCCTGTTTGGTGATACCACCGCTACACAGTCCTTTCTACCTTCTGCTAATTGTATAAGTTTATTTGCTTTTGCTTGCTCTTCTTCTTTTGACCCAGAACATCCACCTTGTAGAAGGAATCTGATATCGCTATCCACAGGATCTGAGAACTTATCGTAGGATGTAAGAATGTCTCCTAGTGGTGCATTGTATACACCTACGCCTGTGTAGTCAAGTCCACCTGTAAGTGAATAACCTTGGTTACCTATAGAACTGAACTTGATGTTCTTAGCTTCTTGACCCCATGATCCTTCAGCACTTGTGATTGATGTGAATCCAGTTGTAAATCCACCAGGTAATACAAGTGTACCGTGGTGTGAGTCATCTGCTGCTGTGACGTGCTGTCCAGAGAAAACATACTCTGAATTATTTGCTAAAAAGTCCTTATAGTATATTGACTCATTGCCAGATGCTACTCCGTCTTTGGCTTTTGATAAGTTTGCAAACTTTTCCAGAACTGATCCGACATCTCCAGTGACTCCACCGCCAGCATCAATAACAACAACGTGGAGAGCATCATTTGCTCCGTCTCTTCTGGATACATAATTATTTGTTCTTGGTTTGTTGAGTACAGACCTCCAAGTTACTGTAGCAAAGTCAGAACCACCGTCTGCCACACTTGTTAGTATGTTTTGACTGTTGTACCAGTCAGCAGATGTGATTGTCGAACTCTTACCTACAGTTGATCCTGAGTTGTTTACGATGTTGAGCATCGTACCTGTCTTGAACTCAAACTGTGAGTTCTGCTGATACTCTACTAATGTCTCAGTGCCACCGATAACTGTGCTTACAACCTTTACATCGAGTGTAGTTGCAGTCTTACCAGTAACCACACCTTTTAGAATACCTGTTGCTGCAGCAGTTGTACCAACTCCAACAGTGACTCCTGTTAGTGCCTGTGTTACACCGAATCCAACCTTAGTGGCAGCGATTGTGCCTGTCTCTAGTGTTGGTGTTATTATTTGGTCAGCAGCATTGTCAATGATTGCTACTTTGATATTCTCTGACCAATTACCTGGATTTTTTGCTGCAAAATACCAAGTAGTATCATCTGCTTGGTTATTGTTGTAATCTTCTAATCCTTCAAGTAGAAGAGTGATACTTGCTGAACCAACAGCAGCGTTTGCTGTATTGAGGTCACCACCTACACATCTTACTATGTCTAACTTACCACCATATGATAAGAAATTCGATGCTGCATACCACGTTTCGTAGTGATAATCTGTGGTACCCACTCCTGGTTTACCAAATATTTCAACTAATTCATTCTCATTATTGACTCTGGTTATTTCGTTGCAAGGTCCCTTTGCGAAGGGAGCAGCTAAACCACCAACAACGTTCAGAGTGAAATCCACTCCTCCCCTTGTGAGGTCTACCTCTCTAACTGAAATACCTGGAGATGCAAGTCTTAATGCCATTCTAACTCCCTATGGGTCCTTCTTTTTAGACTGAAATTATTTATAAAAAAGTGCGATTATATGTGATATTCCCACATAAAAGACCTGTCACCGTACTCATCTGCTTTTTTCCACCTGTCACCTTCGGCATCCACAACCTCGTCATCTTCAAGTCCATCAAGCACAAAACCAAAGGGTGCCATGTCTTGTTCTATGGCATTCTTTTGCTCTTCGTATATACGTTTCCTTACATCCTGATCAGTCATTTCTTTGAAGTAATCCTGTGCTACTAACCATGAGAATATAACGAGACACATAGCGAGGTCATCATTACATCCCTCTTCTGCCTCGAATGATTGTTTCTTTTGTATGAATGTGGTCAATTCAGATATAATATTATAATCACAGAATATAAGTTTGTCCTCCTCTATCAGTGTTTTCAGGTTAGAGCAACCCACCTTCTTTGTGGTGGTGCTCATCTTGACACCTAGTTGTGTTTTGACACCAGAGAATCCTGATCCCACTATCTGACCTGCTCTACCACGCATTGCAACCATGAGTAAGTTCTCGTACTCAAGGTCATAGAATAGTATAGATGCTACTTGATCACCAATATCATTTACCTCACATAACACGTATGCGTTGTTATACGCTGTTGCCACATCATGTATGATAGATGGGAACAACATAGGTTTGACCTCATTATCTCTGTAAGTGGCAACTATCTTGTATGGAAACTCTGTAATGTCTGCAACAATGAACGCACTATAATCTTTTGATATACCTCTTGCTACGTCCACTGTCACTATATAATCTCGTTTCTCAAATGGTCTCTCGTACACAGAGAGTTTACCGTTTTGTTCTATTGGTTGCTCATATACCAGTGACTTGAGTTTTGATGCTGCTATCAATGTGTCTACAGATCCTAGGAACTCACACTCAAACTCAATAGCAAACTGTTGCTTACTCGTATTCTTTATAGTCTGTTCTTTCCACTTAGCATTTCTACCTGGCACCTCAGACCAGTGCACCTCAGTTGCAACATACTCATTCTGTCCACGTTCAGCGTCATGCCACATACGATAGAAGTGATTCATACCATGTGGAGTGGATACTATTATAACCTTCGTAGATTTACCAGAAGATATAGTAGGATACACAGACGCAAAGAAATCATCTGCAAGATGGTTCTGCACGAATGCAAACTCATCAAGGAAGATGATGTTGAATGACATACCTCGAACTGCTGATGCAGAGGTAGATGCTGCTATTATTTTTGATCCGTTTTCGAGTTCCATAGAACCCTTATTCCATGCAACGATTCCTTGCTGCATCCACCTCGGCAGGTTTTCGTACGCCAGTTGTAGTCGTCCGAGCAGATCTCTAGCAGTCGCTGCTTTATTAGCGAGAATTCCGATGTTGACATTATCGTTGAAGATAGCGTAATGGAGAAGATATGATACCACCGTTGTAGACTTACCAGTCTGTCGAGGCATCTTACATATATTAAACCTATTCTTATGAAAATTTTTTAGCAGTTTCTTTTGAAACTTGTACATGTTAAAACTAACGAGACCCTCATCAACGTTCACAATTTTTATATGCTTCTCAGTGAAGTATACTGGGTCTGCTTTACACTTGAGGAATTCTTTTACATGTTCCTCAGTGAATTCTTGTTGTGTATTTGCTTTCTTTAGATTCGGATTACCAAGATAAATGTCACTCATAAAATCATAATTTGTTTAGATAGTCCTTGAATGTAATTTTAGATTCTTTGCTGAATGATGATGTACCAAATGCACTACTACCTGAACCTATAGCTTTTGCAGTTCCCTTGACAACTTTACCAGCAACTTTTGCAGTTCCCTTGGCAACATTACCTGTGGTTTGCAAACCTTGTTTGACTGCCTCTTTCTTTTTATCAGTAACTTTATCTATTGCCTTGAGTTTTCTTTCACCTCTTTCAGTTCTCTTAGTGTCAACACCGTCAGGTTTGACATTTGACATGTCAGGTCTATTTTTCTGATCTTGCTTTATCTTTTTGTACTTTGCTTGATCAGAACGATATCTATCAATGTCAACCTTACCAGTCTTAGGATCCTTATAACTCCTAATATTTGGACGCTTGAATTTACTTACAGCTTTGCTGATATTTTTTGAGGATTTTGATGCTGCTTTACCACCTTTTGCTGCTGCTTTGGCACCTGCTTTTGCAAGACCTGCTACAACTTTTGTACCTGCAGCGACGACTGGTGCTTCGTTTATGTTTTCCATGTTTTATTTATCCTTGCCCATTTGCTTCAACATTTTCTGAAGATCAGAAGTGCTGCCTACAAACATAGCATTGTTAGTTACGGATTTAGGACCTTTATCTTCATCTAAGTCTTTCATCTTCTTTTGCAAATCAACTAATTTATCTGTTGTGTCTGCAACGTGCTTGATCAATTGACCTGCTACTTCATATGCTCTGGGATGTTGTGAGTCTTGACATACATCGAGTATACCATTGACTGCCTCTTGTCCCTTCTCTACGAGATTATATAATTGAGCACGACTATATTCATAATCCTTTGTAGGATCATCTTGATCACTAGATTTTTTACTTAGTTTCTTTTTTTCACGTACTATCTCAGACTTCACATCTAGTGCTTTATCAATAGCATCATAAGAGTTTGACATTTTGTTCCAAATAATGACGGGCAAATATTCGGAGTATTCGGTGTATTTTTAATTATTTAGATATCGCCACCTTGTACAGTGCTATATTCTAATCCGTCAGAGTCAAAGAATGATCTACTTTCTGTGAAACCAAACTCATCTCCAACCTCTATGAGTGCACTATCTTGAGCATCAACTTGACTTATTGTGGTACCTGCATAGTGCTCTGTTATCTTACTACCAAACTGTCCTCTTTGTACCAAGAGGTTAGTTCCATTGATTTCTCTGATTCTGAATACCTCTGAGTTGATTTGGATATATGTGTTTGTAGATAGTGATGCAGCAGATGACACAGAGATCAGTGTCTGCTTAGTTGTTATCTCTGATGTGATCGTGGTTGTAGTATCACTGTTATAGTCTTTGACTGCCTGTGGCACAACTGTATATCTCTGTGCTCTTGGTGCTCTGATAGCAGTAGAGTAATCGACTTGTACCTTCTTGATAATTCCAGACTCGTCTGTTGGTATTTCTGAATAGAAATATGTTTTTGCTATGAAATCTAGATCATATTGTATAAATCTTCTTGTTGAAAAATCACCTTCATACTCATCAACGAAAGATACATTTGCCAAAGTAAATGGTACATCTCTTTTCTCTTCAACATTCTCTAGCATATTTACAGTGACATTGAATGATGGTTGGAAGTGCGGTAGTATTTGCTCTATGATTTGTAAAGCATCATCTTGTTGCTTAGTTGCAAAACTGAGTCTGAATCCTATCTCGTAGGGTACAGGGAGAAATATTTTTTTGTGTTTAGTTTTATCTGACCCTTTACCTGTGAATTTTGTTATAGGTGATGACTTACGACTTGGATCATAAGCGTATGATGTTATTTCAAATGACAACCTTGGTAAATTTATAGCAACGTTGTCATCAAAGTTTGATTGTTGTTCAATCCTTGCAAGAAATCTTTGCATAGGACCGTAGGCGATAGGGACTTTGATTTGACTAATTGCCTTTCCATCATTTGCAAATTTCTTTATCTTTATATTGTTGAACAATGTGCCGAAAGCTATTACTGTCTTTCTTATTGTCTCATTGTAAAAATAACTTCCTAACATTACACTTCACCAAATGGGTTTTTCTCTGTAAAATCTAAGATGCTTGTGGTCGATAAGGTTTCTATCTCATCTCCTGTATTGTAAGCATCATCGTCATCATAATTTATACTATCTAATGCATAGACAGCAGTTCCAAATCCTACATTAGTTATGTTTTCTCCAACTGCAAAATTACCAGAAAGATTTCTAGCAAGTAAAGTATTAGTGGTTGTATCCCACTTAGTCACAAACGCTGTTGTAAGAGAAGACTCACCAGTGATAACTTGACCATATTTGAATATTCCACTTCCTATGGTGCTTGCAGAACCAACAGTAATTGTAGGAGCAGATGCGTAACTATGACCTGCATTTAGAATATCAATATTTGTGACTTGATTTGTTGTTGTATTGATACGTGCAGTGAGCACACCAACCTCTCCACCAGCAGCAGGGTTACTGACAGTGACCAATGGAGGAGTAACATAACCTGCACCTGCATTAGTTATAGTAATACCTGTAATTACACCACTTGTACCAAGACCTGCAACTGCACTTGCACCTATACCCTTACCATCTTCAGGAATGAATTGTATATTTGGTATCTGTGTATAACCTGCACCAGGATTTGTTATCCTTATGTCAGACACTCTCAATGATGTATTGAGTCTTGATCCTGAGGTAGATGTGATTGCAACCGCAGTCGCTTGAGTTCCACTGTCAGGTGGTTCGATTACTATGGTAGGTGCATTAGTATAACCAGCACCACCACTTATCAAATCAATCTTGTATATAGCACCATTACCTATGGTTGCTGTCGCTGTTGCTCTTGTTCCCTTGTCACCAAGCACCATTGTTACTGTATAACCTTCGTCATCGAAATCGTCATCAATAGCAGTGACACCAGTGTCGATTACCTCATCTTCAAACTCGAATGGTTCACACGTTAGTTCGTATGTATATCTCTCACGTAGTTGATAAAAATTCTCAATATCATTTACATACTTAATTTCAAATATTATATCTCTAAGAGGGAAGTACATAAGATCCCCCTCATTAGGTCTTGATTGTGATAATAGAGGTGCAATACCTTGATCATATCTCTCTATTGAGATTACAATCTTCATTTCTGCTGTTGATCTTACACCAAACTTTGTAAGTAAATTATATCCAGAATCGAATCCTTCATATGATGATATGTAACCTTCAAGTGGGAAAGATTTTTCAAACTTAGAACTGGTGATCTCTTTCATCACCTCCTTCTGATTTACCAAAGTACGAGGCATGTATATAAACTCTATACCATGCATTTGGATCTGCTCTTTGGCAAGATCTCTCAGCAGGTTTTGCTCACCTTTACTACCCTGTAAAAAAAATGGATTTAGTGCCATTATCCAATGAAGTCAAGTGGTGGTAATTCGTATTCTGTGCTCATCTTACCTTCAAGTTCCTGTATCTCTGCATTACCATCATCATATATTGCTCTACCATTCAACTCTACACCACCTGGTAATTTGACTCCTTGAAACTTGATAAGATTCTGACCCCATTGCTTCTTCAATTTCGCTGTGAAGTATCTCTTGACCCATCTATCATTGTATACCTTTGTATACGCTTCAGGATCTAATACTCTATAACATTCTATGATAAGATAATCATCTTCCTTCATACTACTGTAATCGGAGTCAATATATAATCTGTTTTGTCTTCTGTTGAATCTTATTTGTTTGTCAGGATGTAATATAAAATCTATGTCTTCAAGATATCTCTTTGTCTGTGTATAACTCAATAGTTCCATTGAACTGAAATAGTATATCTCGTTCAAAAATAATTGATATGTTATGTTGAACATATTTGATGCTATGGCACGACTGTCAACCTTCCATACTTTCTCTATACCTATGACTGCATCTGGTATTTGAATAAAGTTTTGTGTCTCATCAAAGTTGAAAGTAGTAGTGCCTATACCTGTTATGTTTACGCTTGAACTGGTAGTGGTTGTGATACCTAGCGATGTTTCACGACCCTCTGCACTGGTTGCTTGTATTGTATCTGTAAAATCTTTTGTAATTTTATGTTTGAGATACATCTTCTCAACACCATCATAGTGTCGATCTTGATAAAGAGTTATAGTGTCATCTAAAGCATCTTCTACTTGCTCATCTGCAACGTTGATCTCAAGCACAGGAGCACCAAGTTGCCTCTTACCGTAATCTATTAGGTCTTGTCTAGAATTGATTGCCATGTTCTTATTTAGGATCGTCTAATGACAACATCTACTTGGTCACCTGCGTCGAGACCTGCACCATCAGTTATAGTCACCGATGGACTTCCAATTGTATAATCCTCAGTCTCGTTTTGGATGATACCATTGACGTAGACTTGCATGTTATCAGTAGATATATCAGTAGATGTTGGTGTAAAACTTGCTTGTCCAGAAGTTGCTGTAAAAGCATCCTCTGCATTGTCACAGGTTATCTCTATATGATCACCAGCTGCAGCAGGGGATACCAGTGTGACAGGTGCTGCCACACCAAAGTCTGTACCATTTCTTAGTTTGACCCCGTTGACATATACCTTGAAGTTTTTCTGTGCTGATAATG